CTGTCGCAGTCGTGGTAAGCAAATTGTTTGGTACATCCAAATAAAAGATATTAACCAAATCTGACATTGCAGGCGTCCAAGACCAGATACCAACAAAAGTATCACGAGCAACAATTCTCCTATAGTCCCATCCCAATTCGCCCCTTTGCAATTCTCCCATACTTTTTGCATTTGAAAGTGCAAGTGATTGTTGAGGCATGGTAAGACCATCCTGGTGACCTATGCCCTCGTTCATGACAAGTTTTATTGGAACAACTTCTGTTTGATCCAATCCATGTGCTTCAAGAATTTCATTTTCATCAATATTCATTTGTGAGAAAGCCAGCTCTTTAGGCGCTAATGTGGATTGGCAACTTAACTCCCCCGAATGTCCGGTTAAGGTATCAACCATAGGAGTTCCACACTTCAACCAGTCGTCTAGAGAACTTGGTACTGGACTTTTTCCCGTGCTCTCGTTAAACGACCCGTCCTGGCAACTATTTAAATAGGATAGAACCCTCTTTGTCACTCCAGGTAGTGAAAAACAGTCAGCTCTAAACTCCAAATCCAAAGCCCCATATGATAAAAGAGAAAAGGGAACCCCAACAAGAGTTAGAGCCTCCGCAATACCCTTTCGCAAGTTTGTAAAACATGGTTGCGGATGAAAATAAGCAAAGCGCAAAGCATTATTGCAGTTAACTACTGTTTGCTCACCTGGATCCGCACTCTCACGTATCCAATTGGTTAACTCGTGTATGGTACTCAACGCCATTGTTGGTTTCCAAAGAGTACCATCCTTTCTAAATCCATTCTTAAGAAAAGTACACTCCTCCAATGACTTGTAAGGGACAAGACTATCGTCTTTAGCCGAATTGGTGTATTCCATGCCAAGATATTTCAAGAATACCTCTTTCACCGTAACGAAATTATACCAATCCTTAACCTCGGGGGCAACAGCAACAATATTATCATCACCGTACACAAACGTGCGCACATTCTTCTTATACTCGACCAAACTTTTCAGATGGATTGGAGCAAGGACCAACCAAGCGTAACGAAAATTACTTTCATTCACATAACAATTGACTTGTACTGTGGCTGGTTCACCGGATGGTTGCCCTCCAGTTGTTGCAAAAGCCAAATTCAACAATATGTGAACGCAGTGCGGAAATTCACTAAGCAGCACACGTCGCACTGTGAGCCCTTCAACACCATCACCATACCAGTTTGTAATATTCTTTGCCATATTCTCAATAATTTCGGGTGGAACCTTTTTATCAAAAAATCTATAATATCCATCAAACAAAAATTGGGACACGGCCAAAAGGGCGCGCGCAAGCAAAGTCCACTCATAGGAATACGGATTAATACCCACAGCGGAAAAGCCTTTCAACTTGGCCCTATACATTGCCGCACAAAAAGCCAAAAAATACTGCCGGAAAACAATGGTAAACATGATATTACACATTGTAAAAA